CTCGTCGGCGAGGTCGACGACCCGAAGGCCGCCAAGCCTAAGAAGTGAAGGCGCCGACCGCTCGCGAGCTGGCCGAGGCGGCCCGCATCGTGGCGGTGCTCCGGTCCGCGTCATTCATTCCGCACAAGCCCTACCCGAAGCAGGCGGAGTTCCTCGCCCTGACCGACCTGGAGGCGCTCTACGGCGGCGCCGCGGGCGGTGGCAAGAGCGACGCGCTGCTGATGGGCGCGCTGCAATATGTGCACGTCCCCGGCTACTCTGCGCTGCTCCTGCGCCGGACGTTCCGCGACCTGAACCAGCCAGACGCTATCATGGCGCGGTCGCACGCGTGGCTCGCGAGCACCGCTGCAAAGTGGTCCGCGAACGACAAGCGGTGGACGTTCCCGAGCGGTGCCACGCTGACGTTCGGCTACCTCGACAACGAGCAGGACAGGTACCAATACGCGGGCGCCGCGCTGCAGTTCCTCGGTTGGGACGAGCTCACGCAATTCCCGGAGGCCTGGTACCTCTGGATGTTCTCCCGCATGCGCCGGCTCGTCGGCGCGAACGTCCCCGTGCGCGTGCGAGGCGCGACGAATCCGGGCGGCATCGGCCACGAATGGGTGAAGCGGCGCTTTGTCGACCGCGCCGACCCGAAGCAGGGTGGCCCATTCATTCCGGCTGTTCTCGCCGACAACCCCAGCATTGACGCCGAGACGTACCGGCTGATGCTCGCCAAGCTCGATTCGGTCACGCGCGCCCAGCTCGAACATGGCGTCTGGGTGCGCGATAGCGAAGGGCTGGTCTACCACTTCGACGAAGGCCGGAACCTCATCGACGAAGCGCCCGAATGCCCGCACAAGGTGCTCGCCCTGGACTTTGGAGCGACCGCGCCTACGTCTTTCAACCTCCTCGGCTGGCGTGACCACGACCCGACGGTGTATGTGCTCGGATCCTGGAAGCTGTCGAACCTGGCGCCGAGCGAAGCGGCCGAGCGCATCGCGGAGATCGCCAGCGTGCACGACCTGCACGGCATCGTCGGCGATATCGGCGGGCTCGGGAAGGGCTACCAGCTGGAGTTCCAGCGGCGGTTCCACATGCCACTCGAGCCGGCGCAGAAGAACGACAAGCTCGGCTACATCGCTCTGTTCAACGGCGAGCTTGAACGCGGGCTGGTGAAGGTGGTCCGCGGGATGGCCGACCAGCTCGTCACCGAGTGGAAGGAGCTCCCGTGGCACGAGTCGCGGACGAAAGAGATGGGCGGCTTCGCCAATCACTGCGCGGACGGCGTGCTCTACGGCTGGCGCAAATGCATGGCGTTCGTCGAGCGGCCGAAGGTCGTCAGGACTCTGGAAGAGATGGCCACCGAGGAGGAACGGAACCTTGAAGAGGCCGTCAACCTCGCCGTCGAGCGTGCCGAATCAGCTGAATGGTGGGACTCCTAATTTCGGCCAGCATTGAAACACGAGTGTTTTTATGCCACGGTTGTTGCGTGGCTGATCTGGGGTCGCTCCGAGAGCTTCACGCGTGGATGCGCAAAGAGGGAATCCTCTACGCGCGCTGCGGTGATCTCGAATTGCGGCTGGAACCGGTCGCGCCCGCGCCGCCCGTCGTCACGCCGGAGATCCCCCTCTCCGCCGAGGATGCGGAGCGGCGGTCTCTCGAGGACCTGCTGTATTCGAGCGGCGTCGATCCGGAGCCCTTCCTGTCGATTCATAGGGCCGGGCATTGAATACCGAGCCCGTTGCGCAGAACGATCATCAGTGGTGGCTCGCGCCCGAGTATGAGAAGCACGACGGCGTCATTTCGTCGGTGCGCTACATCCGGCGCAACCAGGGCGACCGGAAGATCTCCGACCTGCTGCATCACTCGATGTACGGCGGCTGCTCGATCGGCGGATTCGGCTACGGCCATGCTGTCCGCAAGCCGTTCGCCGTCCAGAATCGGCTCTCGCTCAACGTCTGCCGCAACATGGTCGACGCGGTCACCTCCAAGATCGGGGCGAAGAACAAACCGAAACCCACGTTCCTCACCGAGGACGGCGACTACGACCTGAAACAGAAGGCGCAGAACCTAGAGAAGTTCGTCGAGGGCGTCTTTTACGAGTCGGGCGTCTACCAGGAGCTCGCGATCGCGTTCCGCGATGCGTGCGTGTTCGGCACGGCGGTCCTGAAGATCCTCGCTGGCGATGGCCGCGTCGATGTCGAACGCACGCTGCCCGTCGAGATTGTCGTCGACGACGCCGAGGGCGCGTACGGCAACCCAGCGAACCTATACCAGCGCAAGTATTACGACCGCCTGATCCTCATCGAGCGCGTGAAGGACTGGCTCAAAGACGAGTCGGAGGCGCTGCAGAAGGCGCTGACGATCCTGTCGGTGCGTCAGCCGGTCGACACCGAGGACGCCGAGTTCGCCTACCAGACCACGGCAGATCAGGTGCTCGTGACGGAGGCCTGGCACCGCGGCGAGACGCGCAAGAAGCCGGGCCGACACGTCATTGCAATGAATGGCGCCACGCTCTGCGATGAGGAATGGGAAGGCCCGTTCCCGTTCGCGTTCATGCGCTGGACGCCAGCGCTAACCGGCTTTTTCGGTGAGGGTCTCGTCGAGGAGCTCATGGGGATCCAGCGGGAGATCAACAAGCTCCTGCAGCAGATCCAGCGAGGCCACCACCTCATCACGGGGCACTACCTCGTTGAGCAGGGGTCCAAGGTCGCTCAGCAGCACCTGAACAACGACCTTGCGGCGATCGTGAAGTACTCGGGCACGAAGCCGGAGTACATGGCCCCGCAGATCATCTCGCCCGAGGTCTACAACCACCTCTGGCAGCTGTACGCGAAGGCGTTCGAGATCACCGGCATCTCGCAGCTCAACGCGACCGGGATGAAGCCCGCCGGGCTCGACTCAGGCGAGGCGCAGCGCGTCTACCAGGACATCCAGACGGAGCGCTTCCTCGAGAAGGGGCAGGCGTACGAGGAGTTCGTTGTCGAGGCTGCGCGTCAGGTCGTGCGCGCGGCTAAGCGCATCGGCGGCGATTACCAGGTGCGCGCCGTCAACAAGGGCAGTGTCGAGTTCATCCGCTGGGCGGACGTCGACCTGGACGAGGATCTGTACGTCATTCGCGTCTACCCGACGTCGCTGCTTCCGAGCACGCCGGCCGGCAAGCTCGCGTGGGCGCAGGACATGATCAAGGGCGGCATCATGCAGCTCGAGGACGTGCTCGACGTCGTCGACTTCCCGGACGTCGACGCGTTCAAGAAGCGCAAGCTGGCGCCGCGCAGGATCATCGAGCGGAACATCACGCACATGCTGAAAACGGGCGAATTCATCACGCCCGAGCCCGCCGACAACCATGCGCTGGCGATGACGCTCGTGTCCGAGGCGTACGCCGAGGCGCGCCTCGATGGCGTGCCCGAGCAAAAGCTCGAGCTGCTTCGCCGCTACCTGTCCGACACGACGGACTTCCTGCCCAAGCCACCGCCGCCCCCCGCACCGATGGGCGCGCTGCCTCCAATCCCTCCGACACCGATGGGTCCTCCGGCGCCTGGACCGATGCCACCGCCACCAATGCAGCAGGCGGCATAGGCCGCCGGAGATCTCATCATGACCGATACCCTCCTCGACCTCACCACGGGTCGCTTCCAGCCGAAGAACATCGCTGGGCAGGTGTTCGCAGCCGCGTCCGGCTGCGGAGCTGTCCGCGTCGCCCAACTCGAACAGAACGGCCTCGAACTCACGCGCGCTGGCCGACGCTTCTTCACCGCCCAGAACGGCGCCATCACCGGCATCGCTCCGGTGCAGGCCGTTCCGACCACGGCCGCGCAGTGGACCCTCTGGAATACCTCTGCGACCGACTCGATGGTCATCGACGCGCTCGGCATGGAGCTCGCCTCCGGTACCGCGGCCGCTGGTATCCTCGTGATGGCGGCGTTCTTCACCGCTCCGGCGCAGACCGGTCTCGGCACCAACATCGTCGCCCAGAACGCGAACGGTAGCTCGGTCCGCACCAGCGCCGTCGCGATCAAGTCCGGCGTCACGATCACCACCCCGGCCGCGCCGAGCTGGTTCGTCGTCGCCAAGTCCGACTCCGCGAACACGGCGGTCCTGTCAGTCGCCGCGTTCAACGACACCATCAACGGCAAGCTCGTCATCCCGCCGCTCTACGGGCTCGGCCTCGCCACGCTCTCGGGCACCGGCACCACGCCGCTGTTCTTCCCGATGTGCCATTGGACGGAGTACGCGCTCGACCTCGAGTGATGAGCCATGGCCGACGCTCCCATCGCCACGCCCGCTCCCGACACTGCGTCATCCCCGTGGACGCCGGAGATCATCGCCGAGACATTCGGCGGAGAACCTCCCGCGCCCACCGAAACGGCCGCCGACAAGGCCGAACCGTCACCCGAGACAACCGACGAGCAGAAGCCCGAGACGAAGCCAAGGACGCCAGCAGAGCGCATCCTGGCGGCGGAGCGGGCGGAGCGCAGGGCGATCCGGGAACGCGAGACCCGCGTTGCTCAAGAGCGCGAGGCGCAGGCCAAGCTCGAGAGCCGCACTCGGGAGATCGAGGAGCGCGAGCGCCGCCTCAAGGCGATCGAGGACGGTACCGATCCGGAAGCCGTCCGCGAGCACCTCGAGCGGCTCGCGAAGGTGGCCCAGCCCGAGGCCGCTACCGAGCGGAAGCTCACCGAGCACGAGCAAAAGCTCAAAGATATCGAGGACAAGATCGCCGCGCGCGAGCGGGCGCTCCAGCAGGCGGAAGCCGAAGAGCACACGAAGGCGGCGAAGCAGGCCTTCATCTCCGACGTGGA